GAGAACATCTTGCTTTCTCTCTGTCTCCGCCAAATGGCTAGCAAGTTCAGCATTGTCAAGAAGCCCAAGCTGCTGTAGCATTGCAATTCTCTTCTGCTCAATATCTGCAATAAGCTTTAGTGTTGTTGCCTTTACATTTAGTTGGCCAGCCTGATCAGCATCATCAACAGTCTTCCATGCTTCTTTAATAAGCATTGCATAGTGCTGGTCTGCACCAGCAACTGCTTCCTTTGCACGATCTCTAGCACTTGAATCATCACGGACAACGGTCTTCCATTCTTCAATAAGTTCCAAGACGTCCTTGCGTGGAATTGATAGCGTCTTTGAAATCTGTGTAGCGCTATTACCCATTAGCATTTGTTCTACAACTTTATTCATACGATCAAAGCGCTCTGCTAATTCTATTTCAGACATACTATCTCCTGTTCTATGTAAAGTATACTCTTAGTCAACTAAAATGTCAAAGCTAAACGACTAAAATTTAATCTTTTATAAATGTCATATGTACACTAGTCCATTTATATGTATGATTATCTAGTTTGATATGTGGGTGAGCAATCTTTTTATACTCTTCATCATGTATAGATCTTTCAAAATCTATATACTCTGTATCATCTAATCTTAGATCAAGCTCTCCCTGTAGCTTCCAAGGAATATCTTTCATCCACACTCTTTCTAGTCTTTCTTTATCAAATAGTTGTACATTATGGAATCCATCTCCCTCTCCAG